GGTGGCGAATCAGGGACTCGAACCCCGGACCTGCGGATTATGATTCCTTGTTGAATCGCGACTCTGGATGACAATGCGTTACTATTCAAAGGGTTAGCGTTCGTTGCGTTACATCGGTAAGCGCGAATTTAAGCGCACCTAGAATCGAAAGCTGAACGAGCGCAGGCTTGCGTCCGCAACTACAACTTGCGGACGCAACCGATGACACAGAACGAAGTTGATTTCCTGCCACTGCGGGTGACCGGCGTGACCGCGACGGGCAAGCGCAGGTTTGACGCCGAGGGTAAGCGCAAGCTGGTTGAAGCCTGCCTGCAGCCGGGCGCGTCAATTGCCGGACTGGCGTTGAAGGCGGGTGTGAACGCGAACCAGCTGCATAAGTGGATTCAATTGCGCGAACGCGCGAATGCTGTCGCTGCTGCGACGGTAAGCGTCGAGTCGTTGCCATCGGCATTCGTGCCGGTCGTTCCGATCAACGAGGTGGCGCCGGTGCGCACGAACCCCGAGCCGGTGAGCGTGCGGCGATCGTCACACAGATACGAAGCGGCGAAGGCAGTGACGCCGGCGCGGCTATCGGCGCAGTTGCCCAACGGCGTGACGCTGCAGCTCGAATGCGCCGCACACGATGGCGCGCTCGTGAAGGCGATGATCGAAGCGTTGGGGACGCGCTGATGTTCCGCTTCGACGCGGACCTGCAGATCTACCTGCACCGCGAGCCCATCGACTTCCGTGCCGGCATCAACAGCCTCGTCACGCTGGTCGAGCAGTCGATGCAGCTCGATCCGCTTGCGCGAGCCGTCTTCGCGTTCCACAACCGCAAACGCGATCGCGTGAAGCTTCTGCTGTATGACCGGGCCGGATTCTGGCTCCTATTGAAACGCCTCGAGGCCGACCGTTTCGTGTGGCCCCGCCGTCAGCAAGCCGTGATCGAACTGACGGCCGAGCAGCTTCACCTGCTGCTCGACGGCGTCGATATCGACGCCATGCGTCGCCACCCCGCGCGGCAGTACTGCTACACGAGTTGAAGTGGGGTATCGCCGCCGTTGCCGGTAAACAACGGCGGCTTTAGCGGTTACAAATTCGCGTAAACCTATTTGGCTCTGCGATTCGCTATCGTTGAGCGCATGTCCCCTCCCAATCTCCCCCGACTTCCGCGCACCGCCAAGGCCTATATCCACAAGCTGGAGGAGCGGGTGGCGGCCGATGCGCAGGTCATTGCCGAGCGTGACGCCAGGATCGACGAATTGACCCGGCGCCTGGATGCGCTCGAAGAGCAATATCGTCTCGCGTTGGCCCGACAGTACGCGCCCAAGAGCGAGAAGCGCCGCGACCGCGTGTTCAACGAGGCCGAAGAGACAGCCCAAGCCGAGTCGGCCGAGGAGGATGACGGCGAAGCACTAACGCTGCCCGATACCGGGTTGCCGGAACCCGGTCAGCCGGAACCGCGCAAGCGTGGCCGCAAGCCGCTGCCCGCGGATCTGCCGCGCGAGCGAATCGAGTACGACCTGCCCGAGGAGCAGAAGATCTGCCCGTGCTGCAGCAAGGCCATGCACCGGATGGGCGAGGAAATCAGCGAACAGTTGCACATGGAGGTCAAGGTCTCTGTGCTGCAGCACGCGCGTTTCAAGTACGCGTGTCGGCACTGCGAGCGTCACGGCACGCACACGCCGATCGTGGTCGCGCCGATGCCGGCGCAGCCTTTGCCGGGCAGTCACGCCAGTGCCTCGATGATCGCCGCCGTCACGGCCGGCAAGTATGTCGACGGCACGCCGCTGTACCGGATGGAAGACGTGCTCGCGCGCTCGAACATCGCGGTCGGCCGCGGCACGCTGGCGAACTGGATCATCCGCCCCGCCGAGCTTCACTACACGCGCCTGTTCGAGGCGCTCAAGAAGATTCTGCTAAGCCAGTGGCTGATTCACGGCGACGAGACCACCGTCCAGGTCCTGAAGGAGAACGGCCGAAACGCGCAGGACACGTCATACATGTGGGTCTACCGAAGCGCGGAGGATAGCGAGCAGCCGGTGGTGCTGTTCGAGTACCAGCCGGGGCGTGGCCAGCAGTACCCGAAGGAGTTCCTTGGAGACTACGCGGGCACGCTGATGACGGACGGCTGGCCTGCGTGGCGAACGGTTAAATCGGCCACGCACCTCGGATGCCTTGCGCATGGACGCCGGATGTTCACGGACGCGCTCAAAGGACAGAAGAACAAACCGAGCCCGCGCATCACGAAGGCGCTCGAATTCTTCCAGGCGCTGTATCAAGTCGAGACGCTCGCCAAGCAGACGTTGCCCGAAGGCGAGACGCTGGCCGATTACCGGTACCGCCTGCGCCAGCAGCACAGCGTGCCGTTGCTCAATGCCTTTAAGACCTGGCTCGACGAACTCGCGCCGAAGGTTCTGCCAAAGAGCCTGCTGGGCGAGGCGATCGGCTACTGTCTCAGGCAATGGCGGTATCTGAGCCGTTATGTCGAGGACGGCCGGTCCCCAATCGACAACAACGTCATCGAGCGCGACATCAGGCCCTTTGTGACTGGACGAAAGTCGTGGCTCTTCAGCGATACGGTCGACGGCGCAAAAGCGAGCGCGATGGTCTACAGCCTGATGCTCACGTGTCGAGCCTGCGGCGTCGATCCTCACGCCTATCTGCTGCACGTGCTGACGCAATTGCCGCAGCGTGCGCCGCACGCCGATATTAGCGACCTGCTACCGTTCAACTTCGCTCGACAGCAACCCGTTACCGGGTAACTCCGATCCCTATCGCGCTGGGCCGAAGTATTGGTCCCACTGTTCCGAATCGGGATCGAGTCGGCGCACGATCGCGTCGTCGGCCCGCGCGATCAACCGTTCCAGCATCTGGCGCTTCGTTACCGAGTAACGGCGAGCTAACCGCGTCAGAGCAAGATACGCTTCCGTGCTCACCCACATATCCAGACGCCGATCACCGTTGCCGTCCTTGCCTGCCGTCTCGCGCCTTGCCCGATAAGCCGCTTGCCGCTGCGCCGTCGTTTGCGTCATCTCGCACCTCCTTCGTTACCCGGTAACTATCGATTTGAAGCATGTTACCCGGTAACACGTCACCTAACGACGTGTGGCGGATTTAGCGCTTACTTACATCGTATGTTTGTTGTCTGTCTATGCGGTTGACTCTTGGTTGAGACATTGCGTTTGGTGCGGGTGCTCGTTTTGATGGGTGGATATCGTGGATGATCGTAAGTTGACCGAGCTTGATGCGGCTATCGAGCGTGCTGTCGCGAATTCCGGGGCGGGTCGGGGTGGGCCTGCGGACGAAGTGTTTGATCGTCTTGCGTTGAAGTATCGGCGTCAGGCCGTGGAGAACGCTATTGCAACGCAGCGTCTTGAAGGGCTTGAGATTGATGAACAGACGTGCGTCGAGCTGGCGCGAGTTGCGGCGGGCGAGATGGAACTTGTCGACGTTATCGCGAGTCTGCGGAGCCGCGTCGCGGCGGGGGAGTTCCGTAGGCGGTAGTCGGACGATTCGGCGGTGCAGTGTCGGTGCGTTTATGGGTTGGAAGTAGATAGGGCCTAGCCTTGCGGCTAAGCCCTTTTTTGTTGTCGCTTTCGCGTCTATCTCGATGTGTCTTGTTCGCGATGCCGGGCGATTCGAGCTTTTAGGCGAGCTATGGCGTCGGTGACGGCGGCGGTTTCGTTTGGCAATTCGCTGGATAGTTCGGGTAAGCGTTGTTCGAGGTGACGCTCGATCGATTTCAGGACAGCTTCGGTTTCGTCGTAGTCGAGGGTGGGCATGTCTTTGTACATCGCGACTTCTGCGGCGCGCAGTTGGGCGGACATGCTTGTTGTGCGTTTCTGAGTCTTGAGGGCGGTTGGGTTGGCGGCAAGTTGATGGGCGCTTCTCAGGTGCCAGTCGTTGGCGAAAACTTCTCTCATGTCGTTGAGCTGGTCCTCGTCCAGCCAATTTTGTAGTGCCTCCATTGCTATCTTCTTTTCAGCGATCGCGTCTTGAAAGTAGCGCGTGCTGGTTGTTTGCTCCTGTCCGGGGAGCGGATATCCCTCGTTTTTCGGTGCAACGTGCCCATATGCCGGGTCTGTTATTCCGGTTGCGAGCCAGAAGGCGTATTGAGGATACAACTGGGCGATAGCTTCGATCATGTCCGGCATTACCCTCTGGCGACCATGCCAGACGGCTTTCCAGCGATTGCCGTCGATTCCGGTCGCGTCCTGCAGTTCTTTGAAGCGTCGGCTTTCGCTAATTCGATCTTCGATCACTGCGCGTAGGCGCGCGTCAATGTTGTCCATCAGCAACCTCCTTGACACAACTGTGTTCTACATATACATTGCGGTGTACCACATGCACCGATCGGTGCAAATCTTGATGCGTATTCTACGGCTTGGGGTGGCGTATGGGGGAAATGCGTGGGGTTGGTCAGTTCGATGGGGCGATGCTTTCCGTCGCACCGTTCGTTTCTCGTGAGCGCTTCGCTCAGTTGGTCGGTTTGCCTGTGGGGGTAATCGTTGGAATGATCAACAAAGGGTATCTGCCGACGGTGGACGTGGGCCGGTACTCGTGTGTGAACGTCGCGCTGTTGATGCGGCGGTGTGGTGAAGCGTCGTTGAAGTTGTCGTTGTGAGAGGTCGGGGCCGTTGGGTTCCATTTTTTTGAGCATAGAGAACAGTACTCCTAAACAGGTGAGAGAAATGGCAAGCGAAAAAATCCGTGTGTTGAAGATCGATAACGAAAAGATCACGAGCAAGAAAACTGGCCAGACCCGGGATATGCGAGTGCTTCACTGCTTCGTGGAGTCGAGCTACGAAGACCCGAAGACTGGTGAATTGGTCGACGGGTCGTTCGTGGCGAAAACGTCGTTGTTTGATGCGGACGTGCAGATTCAGGTGGGCGAGGAATACATCGTTCAGTACCGGTTGGGCGAGGGGTACGGGAACGATGCTGGTCGAATCGTGCCGCGCATCGTGTCGTGGACGCCTCTTTCGAAGGGACGTCCGGTTGCTAAGCCTGCTGCTGCGTCTGGCGTTGCGAGCTAAGCGATGGAGCGGCTGTCGTCGTATGCGGTTGATCCGGTGGCGGCGCAGCTCGCGTTGCTGAATCTGCTGCTGTTCGTGCATCTGGTTTGCAAGGGGGTGGAGTACGCAACGCGTGTTTTCGTGCGTCGCGATCCGCCTAAGAAGTCGATTCGTTCGAAGTTGGCCCGGTCGGACGAATCCTAATCGGTGGGCCATTCTGAGGAAAACAAGATGAAGAACCTGAGCAAGAAAGTTGCTGTTGCGGTTGCCGCTGTTGCGGCGTCGTCGCTGGCGGTCGCGCAAACCGCACCGGCATCGGGCGTCGACGCGTCCGGCATCGTCAGCACGATCAATGGTGTGATTCCGACCATTCAGGCGGTCGGCGCGGCTGTGATCGGCGTGGTGGTGGTTGCGTGGGCGTACAAGACGGTCAAGGGCTTCTTGGGCCGTTGATCGTGTAAGGCATCTGGTAGTGAGGGCGTTCGGGTGACTGAACGCCTTTTTTTCTGGCGGGGGTTGCTATGGCGGTGTCGGCGGTGGTTTGCGGGCCGGGTGGGGTGGCTGGCGTGACCTACGCGCAAGTCGCGGGGCAGCAAGTCGGTTGCGGAACGGATTCGAGCGGTAACTCGCTGTATTTGCAGGTTTCGACGCTTGCGGGGGACGAGCCTGTAGCTGGTGGTGAGGTGGTCGGATTGGAGATTGGTGGTGCAGTGCTCGGCGTGCTCGCTGTGGCGTGGTGCGTGCGGGTGGTGCGGAATCACTTGAATTCGAGTGGGGAGGCGTGATGACTTGGTTTTATGAGTGCGTCGGGATTGTGGTCGCGACGTGTTGGCTGGTCGGCTACATCATTTTCGGTTGAAGCCATGTTCAAACGAATCGTTGTGATGGTCGCACTGGTGGCGATGCTGTTTCAGCAGAATGTGGCGCACGCGCAGGCGTTGGCGGTCTTGGAGCCGGTATTCAACGGCGTGGTAAATCGCGCAATCGGTGCGGGCATTCTCGCGAATCTTGAGCGACGTGGGCTGGTAACGGCTGCGAATGACGCCGTGTTCCAGAGCACGATGAAGTGGGTCGGGCAGGCGGCTAACGATGCGTCGTATGCAAGTGCGGCGGCTGGCGCGGTCGCGTCGGTGGCTGGCGCTCCGGTATGGCTTACGGCGGCGGTTAGCGTTGGCGCGTTGGTGGCGGCTGGTGCGCTGGCGTGGGGTGCATATCAGCTTACGCAGACGGGGACGGATAGCGCGCCTACGTTGACGCTTACGCCTGATACAGCGTCGCCTCCGGGTGGGGCTTCGTCGCCGGGTGGTGCGTCGTCACCTTCGGGCGGTGGTCCTCCGTCGCCGGGTGTGCCGGAAGTGCCTTCGGAGGGCGGCGTTTATTCGGGTTATGACTATTTGGGCAATTCCTATAACTATCAGGGGATGCCGGGTCTGCCATCGTCGTTTCCGTATTACGTTCAAAGTTATTTCACGCCGAAAGCGGTATCGGGTTGTTCGAGCGCGCGTGACTGTGCCGTGGCGATGGCGAACTATGACGCGAATCAATTTTGTAGCATGCATCCGAGTTATTCGGGTTGCATTGCGGTGACCGATGGTCAGCCGTCGAGTTATCAGACGGATGGCAAGGGTAACCAGATGCCTGTGTACGCCGCTACGGTCAGTTACATCGATAACGGGCAGACGTGCTACGGGGTGCCTGACGCCTCGGGTGTGGCGGCAGTGATTCCCTGTCAAGCGACGACTAGCTTCGGCTATACGACGGTCGTGAATCCGCTTTATCAGACGCCTCAAGCGGTGACGGGGCGTCTCGCTGATCTGCCGGTTTCGAGTGACATGTTGACTTCCCCAGTGCCGAGTCAATTGACGGCGCAGCTTGCGGATCGTTTGTGGCAGAAAGCGTCAGCGATGCCGGGCTATGACGGGGCGCCGTATCAGGCGGTTAATCCGGTTTCGAGTGCGGATGTGTCGGCGGCGACTGCGCCGCAGTGGTCCGATCTGGTTGAGGGCACGCCGAAGGCTCCGGGCGATAGCAGTGTGACGATTGCGCCGGATTATTACCCCGTGCCGTCTGGTGGGTCCGGTGGTTCTCCTACGTCGTCGCAATGCGATCCGAATTCGCAGTTAGCTGGTTGCGTGCCGCTCGGCTCTGCGCCTGCATCCGGTTCGATCCCGGCAAGCGATGCCTCGATTTCCTTGACGCCGTGGGATATCGGGTCGGTCGACGGTACGTGTCCTGCTCCTCAGACGGTCGCGATTCTCGGGACCGATTTTCAGCTCACGTTTGATCCGCTATGCAGCGTCGTGCAGAAGTTGAGGCCGTTGATCCTCGCGCTATGCGCGCTCGCTGCTGCTTACATCGTCGCTATGGGGGTTGCGTTATGAAGAAGCTCGTCATTTTGGCAGTGCTGGCTGGTCTGTGGATCGGTTGGGTGGTGACTACGCTCGCGATAAAGGCGCACGAGTGGACAGAGCGGGTTGAGATGGTCGTTACCGGAGGCACGGAATGACTTGGGCTACGTGGCTCCTGAGTCTCGTTCAGCCGATCATCGTGCAGGCATTGGTGGCGCTCGGCGTTGGCGTTGTGACGGTGGCGGGGATCGATCTAGCGCTCAATCAGGCGATGCAGTGGCTTAGAGACGGTTTCATAAAGGCTGCTGAGTCCGCTGCAAAATGTTCCAGCAGATCATGGAGCAACCGAGTTTGAGGAACGCTTCATGAATGTCGGCACGCCGTTCGAATCGGATACGGAGACGTCGAAAGTGGTGCATCCAGGCATGCGTGCGCTCAACGACCCATCGAACCTTCCCAAGGCCGCTGCCGTGTGGTTGTCCGCGTCGGGCAATGCTGGTGGGAATGCCTCGCTCGTGCAGGATGCGCCGGTACTTGTCGTGATCGTAGCCTCGATCCGCATAGACGCGTTTGGGCCGGCTCAGTGGCCGACCGCGAACGCCTTTGATCGGCGCGATCGCCTCGATCAGGGGGATCAGTTGCGTGACGTCATTGCGGTTGGCGCCGGTCAAGATTGCCGCGATCGGTGTGCCGTTGGCGTCGGTGGCGAGGTGGTGCTTGGAACCGGGTCGCGCTCGATCGGTGGGGTTCGGGCCAGTTTTTCGCCCGCCCCAACCGCACGAATCGACGAGGAGTCGACGACCACACGTGAGAAGTCGATCTGGTTTGCCGCGCGTAGTTTGGTCAGCAGCAACGCGTGCAATGCATCCCACACGCCAGCCTCTTGCCAGTCCCGCAGCCGCCGCCAGCAACTCACGCCCGAGCCACATCCCATTTCTGCAGGAAGATCGCGCCAGCGAATGCCGGTCTTCAGCACGAACAGAATGCCTGTCAGCGCTGCGCGATTCGGCACGGGCTTGCGACCCGGGTACTTGAACCGACGGGGCTTGGCAGGTGGTAGAAGTGGCTCGATTAGTTTCCACAACTCGTCGTCAATGATCGGCTTGCCCATCTCCCTGATCCGGTTGTCACGACGGCTCAGGTTAACAGATCGAGAGAAAAGTTAACAGTAGCTACGCGTCTTTTTGAAACCGTCTCTTACGTCGTCGGTCGGTGGTCTCGGTTCAGACGTAGCGAACGTGCTGGCGATGGGCGGCATCTTTCAGGGGATCGGCTATATCGGCGGGGCACTGAGTGCGCGTGTGGCGATGGCCGGTGTGTCGAGCTTCAAAAAATTCTTCGTCAAATGATCACGCTCATTACCGGTACGCCGGGTAGCGGCAAGACGTTGTACGCCGTGTGGTCGCTATTGCGCGAGCAGAAGGCTGGCCGTCGCATCGTCGTGGACGGGATCAGCGGTCTGTTGATCGATCACGTTGTTGCGGATGAAGAATGGATGCGGAATTGGCACGCGAACTGCCAGCCGAATGATGTGATCGTGGTCGATGAGGTTCAACGTATTTGGCCGCCTGTGTCTGCGAGCGTGAAGGCGACTGAGGATATCGAGAAATTGCATGTGCATCGCCATTTCGGCGTGGACTTTATCGTGATCACGCAGCATCCGAATCGGATGAACAAGACGATTCGCGATCTGGTTGGGCGTCACGTGCATGTTCGTCGGCTGTTCGGCGGGCGTCGTGCGATGCTGTATGAGTGGGATCACGCGCATAACCCGCAATCCGGCCTTCGCGACGCAGTTAAGACCGTCTGGCGGTATCCGGAGAAAGTGTTCGATCTGTACAAGAGCGCGGAGATGCATACGAAGCCGAAAGCGGTGATTCCGTGGGCGCTGTTCGTGTTGCCGGTTGCGCTGCTTGCGTCGGTCGCGCTTGCGTATGTTGGCTTCAAAGGGATGAACAATTTCGGTTCGAAGAAGGCTGCTTCTCCTGCGGCTGCTTCGGTGCCGGTCGGGGCTTCCGGCGTGTCGTCGGCGAGTGGTGTTGCGGTCGGTGGTGGTGCGGGTGAGCGGGTGGGGTCTGCAAAGTGGCGGGTGGCGGGTCAGTATTCGATAGATGGCCGGGGTTACGTGCTGCTGGCGGATGGCGCGGGGCGATTTCGTCGTGAGGCATCGGATGATTTTCGTGGGGAGACGTTGGGCGTAACTGGTACGGTCGATGGGGAGCGTGTTGCTTCGTGGACGGGGAGCGTCGGCGGTATTTCGGAGGGATCGGCGGGAGGGCGGAAATGAAAAAGTGCGCGGTGTTGTATGTAGTATTTTGTATCGCACTACAAAATACTACGCGCTACATAGCGGTTGCGCTGTGCCTGTTCCTGTCGGGTGTGACGTTTGCTGCTGGCGTTCCACCGATTCCTACGCTGCCGCCGTTACCGCCTTCCGGTGCGTCGTCGTCCGTTGCTCCTGCGATGGCCGGTGTGGCGATACCGGCGTCGGTCGGTGATCCGTTGCCGGTGGTGCCGCTTAAGCCGCTGCCTCGCGTAAAGGGTGGCGCGTTTGATCTTCGTTATGTCAGTGTCGGCCAGCTCGTGGATCTGCTCTATGGCGATGCAATGCATGTGCCGCACGTGATTGACTCGGACGTGTTGCAGGACGCCCGGCTTGTGTCGTTTCAGTACGACGGGAAGGCCGGCGATCTGCGGTCTTTCGTGAAGGTCTTTCTTGATTCGCAGGGATTCAAGGTCGAGACGCGAGACGGCGTGGACTTCGTGTCGAAGAAGCCTGCGAGCGAGGCAAAAGCGCCTGATCGCGAGACGTTCGTGTACCGGCCGCGCTATCGGACGGCTGAGTATTTGGCGAAGGCGGTCCAGCCGCTGTTTTCCGGGCATATGACGGCTTCGGCTGGTGCGCCGGTGTCTTTTCCTGTCGGCGAGGCGGGGCGCGCGCCTGTGGCGGCTTCTGGTGTGTCGGCTGCGGCTCCAGCGCGAGTGCCGATTGCGCCGTCGTCGCGCGCCTCCGTGACTTCTGCTGACGAACTGGTGTTCTCGGGTGAGGCATCGGAAATTCGTGATTTGAAAAAGGTGCTCGCCGAGCTGGATCGCGTGCCGGGCGAGGTCGTGGTGCGTGGGTGGGTCTATGAAGTGTCGAACATCAATTCGCGCAATTCGGCTTTCAGCATCGCGGCGAGCCTGTTTGGCGGTATTCCGGGTTGGGGCGGTAAGCTGAGTTTGTCGAACGGTTCAACGGATGCCGATCCTACGGCGCTGCGCTTCTCGAGTTCGATGCTCGATGTAGCGATTTCGGCGCTCGATGCCGACAGTCGGTTCAAACAAGTCAGCGATCCGCACGTGCGTGTGGTGTCCGGCGAGCGCGTGCGGCTCAATGTCGGTTCTCAGGTGCCGACGCTCGGCAGTATCAGCTATCAGGGATCAAGCGGGACGCCGGTGCAATCGGTCGAGTATCAGGACGCCGGTTTGATTTTCGACGTGCAGCCGGTCGTGATGGGCGATGTTGTCCAGGTGAGGTTGAGCGAACAAATGTCGAGCTTCGTTGCGACGACGACGGGAGTGAACAATTCGCCGACTAAGAACACGCGGGAAATGTCGACCGTGGTGAACATGAAAGACGGTGAGGTCATCGTGCTCGGCGGGCTGGTGCAGGATCAGGACACGTTCTCGCGTAATTCGGTCGGCTGGTTGCCGAGCTTCTTGGACGGTAAGTCCGGTTCAAAGGGGCGTACAGAGGTGTTGCTGGTGTTGCAGGTGAGCAAGGTGGCGGACCTGTAACGAAGCGGTAGCGGTCGCGCTGCGGTCAAGGCTCGCGTAGCGACCCGTAGGGCTTGGCCTTGACGGCAGCTATACCGTTGCACGCTCTGGCGATGGGTTGTGTCGGCCATAGGACGGCGCAACCCATTGCCTAACAAAGCGGCGGTTGTTGGGGGTGCATGGTGAGGGGCATTCGCGGCGCGCGGCTCGCCGGGCGCAAGCGGAGCGCGCAGGGCGGGCCGCGCGAAGCGCGGCCCATAAACTTGTACCTCTAACACTTAACGGAAATAGCTCTAGCCGATGGCGCCGAAACTCGCGCGCGGCGCTGGAAAAAGAAAAGCCCGGCAATCGTTCGCAGCGATCCCGGGCAGTGATCAACATCGGATATATGAGGTATCCAACGTGGATGCAGCCATTGTAGGACAGGAATCACGTTCGTTCCAAAGTCTTCTGAACGATGCCGGGTCGATGCAGGCGCTGAACCGGTTGCGTAGGGGAGGGGCGGTAGAGGTTGAGGCGGCGGACTATTCGCCGTTCAGCGATGAATACATCGTGCGCACGCAACGTTTCGATGATGGTCAGCAAGAGGTCGTGGCGTTCAGCGTGGCGGTGCAGCGGCGGCTTAACGAGCTTCGTTTGCGACCGCGCGGGGTGCGGGGAAAGCGGGAGGTGCTTGAGGGTGAGACGGATGACGACGTGGCGGTGAAGTCGGATAAGTCGCTTCGTACGTCGATTGAACGGTCGAAACGAATGATTCGTAAGCGGTGCAAGCAAATTCGTGCGGATCGGATGCTGACGCTGTCGACCCGAATGAATGAGACGCGGATCGAGGTGTGGGCGCGCTGGTGGGACGCTTTTCGGCGTCGGTTGAACAAGCTGCAAGATTTTCATTACGTCGCGGTGCTGGAACGGCAAGAGCGCGGCGCTTGGCATATCCATGTCGCGGTGCATGGGCGTCAGAACTGGAAACTGCTGCGCTCGATCTGGCTGTCGGTGATTTCGAAAGATGGAACGGACGGCGCGGTGAACGACAGTATCGGCCGTGCGTCGTGTCTGTTCCGCAAGGTCGGTGGCAAGGGGCGCGCGATGCGCCATCGGATCGCGACGTACATCGCGAAGTACGTGGGCAAAGGGGCGCACGATGCCGGGTTTAACAAGAAACGCTATTGGACAAGCAAGGGGATCGTGCTGCCGGAAGTGACGACGTATGCGCATCTCGGGGCGGAGTGCTCGCGGGGTGAGGCTGTCGCTGCCGCGTATGAGTGCGTTGATGCCAATGGGGCGGATTTCGACGGCGCTCAGTTGTTTTGGAACCGGGGTATCGGTGTGTTCTGGATGGCTACGGGCAACACCATGTAGGGATGTGAATGACAATCAAGAAAGTCAAAACAGGTTGGCAGGTCAATATTCAGCCGGGAGGGCGGTCGGGTAAGCGGTTAAAAAAGACGCTTCCGACGAAGGCTGAGGCGATGGCGTGGGAGCGGTATATTCGGACGAAGGTGCAGGAAACGCCGGAATGGTCGCCTCCTCGCCGTGATGAGCGTTTTGTGGTCGAGCTGGTCGAGATTTGGTATCGGCATCATGGGGCGGCGTTGAGTGCTGGTGCGGATACGCGTCGGCGGCTGCTTGCGATGTGCGAGGCGATGGGGAATCCGCGTGCAGAGTCGTTTAGCGCTGATCTGTTCGCGGAGTATCGGACGCGGCGGCTTGAGGCCGGGGTGACGGCGAACAATATGAACCGCGAACATGCGTATCTGCGGGCAATGTTCAATGAGTTGAGTCGCCTCGGGCATTGGACGAAGGAAAACCCGTTGAGGCATGTTCGAGCTTTCAAGGTGCAGGAATCGGAGCTTACCTATCTGGTTCCGCAGCAGATTAGGGCACTGCTGGCTGCGCTCGCGGAAGGTAGGAACGTCCACGTGTTGCTGATTTCGAAGGTGTGTCTTGCGACGGGAGCGCGGTGGGGCGAGGCGGAAGGGTTGCGCCGCACGCAGATCAGGGGCGGTCAGATACAGTTTGTAAAAACGAAGTCGAGCAAGGCTCGGTCGGTGCCGATCACGGACGCTCTGGAACGTGAGCTGGTTGCGCACTTCGAGAATTACGGCGATGCGGACACGGGGCGTCTGTTTGAGGCGTCGTCGTCAGCGTTCCGTGAGGCGGTCCAGCGTGCCGGGTTGGTTCTGCCTGACGGGCAGTTGACGCACGTTTTGCGTCACACGTTTGCCAGTCACTTCATGATGAACGGCGGAAACATTCTGGCGTTGCAGCGGGCGTTGGGGCATCACAGCCTGACGATGACAATGCGGTATGCGCATTTGTCGCCTGAGCATCTTGCTGAAGCGCGGCGGCTTAACCCTATCGCTTGTCTTGAGAACGGCGGGGCGGCGGCTGCGGTGGCCGGACCTTGAAGGTCTTCGACCGTCTACGCGGGCGTTGAACCTTTGTTGTACCGCTGAATGGAACAAGGGCCTAGCGCGAACGCTAAGCCCTTGTTTTATAT